ACACTTTACTTTTCCTACAACTTCTAACAGTTTACTAATTACTAAATTATAATGGTTGTTATAAAGTTCAAGGTAGTCTTCGGTTTTCCAATCAAAATCTAGTATCGCTGGCTCAGATAATATCAATGATTCGTGCTCTGGTAATAATTTAATTAATTGTTTCTGAATTTGATTTTGAATCTTCGTCGTTGGATAATCAAAAATTATTGTTTTACCCTCTAATTTAACTCTTTTTTTAAGACCTCCTTTTAATTGAGAAGCTTTTTCAAGCGAAGCCCTAGCGTTTAATTTTAATAGTTTTTGCCATTGTACAAGAAGTTTTTCAATTATTTCCATAGTTTTTTTATCCATTTAATTTATCTTTCTCAAACCAAATTTCATAAACACCAGCGCCCAAATATTTCTTTTTCAAAATTGTAAAACGACCTCTAATTATCAGAGATTCATAATTTAGAAGAATGAACCTTAGTTCCTTTGTCGTAACTCGTTGTCTAAACCCAGGGAAATTAGCGTTCCAGTGATTATTAGATAACGGATTTTTTTCATTATTGACACACATCAAGCATTTCCTTTATTTTATCTAAATAAAATTGACTACAATCAATGCCTATACAACCCCTATTTAATCTTTTGCAAACAATAGCCGTTGAGCCGCTCCCAACAAAGGGGTCTAACACTAATTCTCCAGACTTACTGTGTCCAAGAATAATTCTTTCTATCAAAGCTTCTGGGTGTTGGCACGGATGGAAAGATCTTCGTTCTTTAAACGTTCCGCATATACGACTGAAATCCCACATATTATTCGGAAGCTTTCCTAATGGATTTCCCCTCTTATCTCCATATTTAATTATACGATCTGACAAGACTTTTATTTTTTCCGGATAGATCAAGTTATCATTTAACCAATAAATTGGTCTAATAGACGAAGAATATCGTTTTTTATTAGCCTGACAAAACGAGTAATACCAAAAGATTCTTTGAACTAATTTTATTTTATTATTTAATATTATTTGTTCTAAATATGGCATCCATTTTTCGGCTATACTTACAAAAACGGGGCCTTTAACGGAAGAACACGCCTTTAATATCCAGACGTTTAATAGTTTTATATAATCTTCTTGTTTTAAATTATCTTTATAGTTTTCGTATTTGATTTTAGTATTATCTGGGGGATCTAAAAAAGCTAAATTAAATTTTCCGTATTTATTTAAATCTATTTCTTCAAATTTTCCACAAATCAAATCTATCATTTATAATATAATCTTTCTCTTTTTGGATGGTGGTAATTTTGGAGGAGAATCTCCGTCTTTATTTTTTAATCTTTTTTCAAAAATATCTAGTGGAGAATATTGTTCTTTATTCTTTTTATGTTTTGACCAATTCATATAATCTTCAAATTCTGGTGGTATAATTTCATTCATTAGAAGAAATTCAAAATTTTCTTTTGCTTTTTCTGCTATTTTTTGATTTTTATATTGTCCTATAACCTTGTTTTCTATATAATGACCATAGTTTACTGGTACTATTCTTGCAATTATACAGTATGGCTGTATATATGGAAGCGAATTTTTAATTACCTTAAGTTCGAATCTTGGCACAATATATTATACGCATTTCTCAATATTTTATGAAACATTTCTCAATAAATAAACTAATATATATCATGGGACTTGAGATTTTGGTGTATTGATTATTGTATGAAAAGATTAAATTGTAATTTGATAATTCGGGAAACACAATCTGCGAGCGCCAAAGTTCTTAAAGACTTGAAAGAGGACGAAAATAAGGATTTTAATATTGAAGAAATTTTTAAGGATAGGGCGCTAAAAAAAGATGAAAAGGAGGATCTCTCCGGAATTACTGAAAATAGCTCAGCCGATAATACACAAGATAGCAAAATCGAGAAAACAAAAGCATAAATTTGCCTATTTTGATTCTGAAGATATATATCAAGAAATATACGTACTTTGTTTAGACGCTCTATCTAGATATAAACCGGAATGTGGTTTACTGGAACATTATCTTAATTCTCATGTCACTAATAGACTTAAAAATTTAAAAAGAGACAAATATTTTAGAGTAGTTTTAGATGATCCATCTCTTACACAAAAAAGAATCAATATTGTCAATGCGGTTGGATTAGATAATGTTAAAGTTTTACCTCAAACAAAGTTTCTTGCATCTTCTTCTCCAGAACCGGACCCATTTCTTTCTTTAGAGGCTAAAGATCTTGAAGAAACTATTGTTGATAGTTTGCCACCCTATCTCGTTGAACATTTTAAAAATTTATTAATGGGAAAAAAAATTAAAAAGAATATACTGGAAGAAATTAGAAGTTATGTATCTTTAATATTACGGGATATTAATAATGCCTAATACATTTTCTAAATTATCTTCTAATTTACCCGCCATGGAATTGCTTACCAAATTTTGTAAAGAGGGTATGCCAGACAAACAAATACAGGATGAGTTGCTTCATAAATTTAATTATAAGTGGAATCTAGAGACGATTAGGCGCACCAGAAGAAAATTGGGAATAAACAAAAAGATTAATCAAACCATATTACCAAAAGAAAACGCCCCAACATCTTCTGTCCCGCCTCCTGGTTTAAATAATACGGAGCAAGCTAAATGGTTTAAAGAACAATTTATGAAGAGTCATCTTTATATTATTTTGAAAAGTCAGTTTACTTCAGAAGAAATAGATGTATATTTAGAGGAATATGGAAGTCTTTGTACTCAATTTTCTGATATAGTAACTTCTGAATTTTTTCAAATCGACGAATTTTTGAAACATAGAATTCTTATAAATAGACAACTTATTTTGATGAAATCTTTTCAGGAAGAAATAACAGAACTTACTGGATGGGTTGCTAATAATCCAATCAAAGATGATGAGGATAAAGATGTTAAACAAATGAGAATACAACAATATAGATCACTTGATCAAAAAAGATCAGATTTTGCGAAAGTTTCAGAAAGATATGATAAACTAGTTACTGGTCGTGATAAAATATATTCAAATCTTGCGGCTACAAGAAAAGATCGAATAGATGAACTTCGAGGTGGAAAAGAATCATTTTTTAATTTAGTTGCGATATTACAATCTTCGGAAGTGGTTCGTAATGAACAAGGAAGATATGCCGCCCTAACTAAGATAGCTTCAGAGGATATTAAAATGAATTGGAGAGAACCGCAAGAACTTCCCGATGGTAGTATTGAATCACTTATATTGGATGGATTTGAAATTTCTACAGAAGAATAATAATATGCCGAGATTAGTTTTGCCTGAATATACGGTTCTTAGGGATACAAGAGAAAAAGAAGGGCATGGTTGGATTTTTAAACCTCAAAAAGAGGACCATAGACCACCAAGATGCATTGGTACCACCATAAAAACACTAAAAATTGGCGATTATACCATAGCCGGAAAGGGAGAACAATTATTGGCCATTGAACGAAAATATAATTTTTCAGAACTTTGGGTAAACTACAGTAAACGCCAATTGTTTGAAGAAGAATGTACAAGAATGAAAGACCTAAAATATAAATTTGTTTTAATAGAATCTTCCTTAACAAGTGATGTTCTTAGTCTTAGTCCGCCTCAGTTCACTAAAGGAGTACCAGGACATGCCCTTATATCCTGGTTAATAAATTTATCTATTTCATTTGGTATAAATATTATTCCAGTTGGTGAGGGATGTGGAAAAAAATATGCACAATTAATTTTTGAAAATGTGATTCGTGCTGAAAAAGATCTTTGGATAACTTCATAATAATTATATGCAATTAAATAAAGAAGGAATAGATAAAATACTTTCAGGAAATGATTTTGCATACTTGTTTCCTTTTCGTACTGAAACTCCGATAATTAATCAACATATTTTCTCGAACCTAAAAATGTCTGGTGAACGTCTTGATAAATATATTGTAAAACAAATGTTAGATATTTCAAATATCGCTTGGACTGCAAAAGAGATTCTTAATATTGAACTTTTTCCATATCAGATTGCGATTCTTCAAATCCTTTGGAAAACTCCTTTTCCATTACTTGTTGCAGCGCGTGGTGGGGCGAAGACGTATTGTCTCGCCGTATATGCAATTTTGAGAGCCCTTCTCGATCAGGGTTCGAAAATTGTTATTATAGGTGCGGGCTTACGTCAAGCAAGAATAGTTTTTTCATACATAGAAAATATATGGAGTAATGCCCCGGTTTTGAGAAGTATCGTTGGTGGAGGAAAAACTGCTGGTCCCAGACAAAATGTTGATCTTTGTTATTTTAGAGTGGGTCAGTCTATGGTTACAGCATTACCACTAGGGACGGGAGAGAAAATAAGAGGATTTAGAGCAAGTGTAATCGTAGCTGATGAATTTTCTAGTATTCCTGAAGATATATTTAATACTGTTGTCCAGGGATTTGCTTCTACAACTAAAACTCCAGTTGATATGGCAAAACATTTAGCTATAGAAAAAAGATTAAAAGCATTAGAAATAAATGATAATATAAAAAATAAAATTATTGAACCTCAAAAAGATGGAAACCAAATCATTTGTGCCGGCACCGCCTTTTATCAATTCAATCACTTTGCTACAAAATTTGATATGTGGAAAAAAATTATAGAAAGTAAAGGAGATATTAATAAAATATCAGAAATATTTGGTGGATTTAACAATATTCCTAAGAACTTTAATTATAAAGATTATGCAATAATTAGAATACCTAGTTCCTTTTTACCAGACGGCCTTTTAGACAAAAGGATGCTTGCAAATGCAAAAGCTACTCTGCCTAGAAATATTTATTTAATGGAATATGAGGCTGTATTTGTTAAAGATAGTGATGGTTACTTTTGTAGAAGTTTGATTGAGTCATGTACTACAACACCAAACAAATTTATAATTACGCCGGACGGAGAAGTTATATTTACACCGATGATGAGAGGAATAAGGGGAAGAAAATATATTTTTGGAATAGATCCTGGAGCAGAAAGTGATAGATTTGGAATTACTATTTTAGAAGTATGGCCAAAT